TATTGCGTGTCTTAATACAAAAATGGACATAACCCTCGCTATTGGAAGATTATGTCCATTTGAGAGGGGTATTACTACCCCTAACTTTGGATTTAAGCGGCGATTGACTCAACTTTATCACCTAGTATTCTTAATGCACCTTGCACATCAGCCTGCTCAATCTCTTGACCATTCTCGATAGCTTTGTCAATTCTCTTGACAATTCCTAGAATGCTACTTGTTACATCAAGAGCCTTAAGAATTTGCTCGGCAGTGTCTTCATTATCCCACCAGTTGCTAGCTTCTTTGACTAAGTACTCAACCACAAAAGCACCCGAGTCTTTTTCATCGGCACCATTACCAAACATAGTTTCTTTCTTCATTTTGGCATTAGGCTTAAATGAGCCATCAGCTTGCAGACGTGCAAAGCCGTACTCATGTATCCACTTAACAATCTTTTTCTTGTTAAGCCCCGTTGATGCTTCAAATAGCTTTGCATACATGGTAGTATCACCATGCTCGTAAACATGACCCGCAATATTGCACATTACCTCTTGGATAGAGGCACGCAGTGTTGCACCAGTTTTCTTAATACCAGTGATTTTTGTGTTAATTTGTTTTGTGTTTAACATATATTACTCCATTAATTATAAAATTGAAATCTCATGACTTCGTCATGCACACAAAGAGTTATGCACATGACAAAGCCATGCTAATAAGACATTAGCACGGCTTCATATTTTTTAATTAGTGTTATTCAATGCAGAGTTGCAACTTTCATGCGTAGGTTTTAGGCATTGATTTTCACAGTAAAGACATTGATTATTGTTTGTAATCTCATTCTTTACTAAGCCCCCCTATTTTTACTATTCGCTAGAGCTGACCTTTTGAGTCGGCTGAGGGTATCCTACCTCAGGTTATTAAACCATTCTTGTAGGAAACGGGAGGCGTCCATTAGGTAACTAACCTAACTGCCCGACATGCGTCGTATTACAGTGCCCGAGTGTATTTTATTTCATGATAATAAACATTCACAATAATCCCTTGTTGCTAGATAGTCGCTGGTGTTTACACCATTGCCAAATATTTCATTTGACGCTTTTATAATACGAAGTCCAAAAAGCGGGGAAGTAGGTAAAAATCTTTTACTTGTATACCGTCGTCGCTACAAGGCTTACTGAATGAGTTAGCTTTTCACCGTAATGGGTGGAAGGGATAACTTCTTACATAGTAGGCACATCGTCCATATAGGGGGGTACTGGACGCAGGGGGGGCGGGGTACGTACCCAACCTTATGTACCACGTATATCAAACCTATAAAAATTAGACAAAGCTCAAAAAGAGACGCATTAATAAAAAACATCCTTCGTAAATAAAACTCTCTAAAAAATCCCACCCTAAAAATTTCCCTGTTACAATACCCTCTATTATTGACAAACACCTGACCGTATAGGTACACTTGGCACTATGAGCAATCAAGTAGATAAACTTACAGACCCTAACTTCGCGCACGCCTCGATATTATCTCGCGGGCAACTGCAGATGATTGAGGATGACCCCGCTAAAATGGAAACGTTAGCACGCCTTATGGGCGCTGTTAACTTGGATAACCTATTTCGCCACATGCAGAATCCAACAGTAAACCCGGCAACACGCTTGGAGTTTCAGAAGATGCTGAACAAGATGGGCAAGCTAGAGCCAGACGGTAAAGCCGTAGTTGGACTGGGAGGACCTCAAGTTGTTGTAAATATAACTCGAGCCAAAGACAGGGAAGAAGACGTCATCACGGTAGAAGCCGTACCAGTAGAGCCTAAACCAAAACTAAAACCCGAACATATAGCCGTCGCTGAGTTAGACGTGGACTTCGATCTGGATATGGACATATGACAGAAGTAGCGCACGTACCTGAACACGAGATAAACTTCGAAGTTATAAAATCGTTAGATGACTTTTTCTACTCAGAGAAATTTATAGCCCTAGCTGTTGGTCCTGTTGGTTCAACTAAAACGACAGCGGGTATTATGAAAATACTGCACCATGCAGCGTTGATGGCCCCATGCAAAGATGGTGTGAGACGGTCCCGTGCCATATGGGTACGTAACACGCGAGAGCAGTTAAGGGATACATCCATACCAGACTTTATGAAGTGGATACCCGATGGTGTGATGGGTTCGTTCCTGAAGACCGAGTATAAGTTCGTGATAAAACTTGGAGACATAGAGTGTGAGGTGTTGTTCAGGGGACTGGACGATGCTAACGACGTGCGACGTCTACTCTCGCTGCAGGCTAGTTTCTTTATATTTGATGAGTTCAGGGAAATACACCCGGATATTTACAACGCTGCGCAAGGACGTCTAGGACGTTACCCAGATAAAATGATGAACGGGGTGGGTTGTAAGACATCCGATGGTAAACCTAACGCGCACCTGTGGGGTATGACTAACCCACCAGACCAAGATACGTTCTGGGAGACGCTGTTATCAGAGCCGCCTAGTAACGTACATGTAACCATACAACCAAGTGGTCTAGCTCCTGAAGCAGACTGGACACAGTTCCTACCTGACGACTACTACGATAACTTGGCTACGGGTAAAACAGAAGAATGGATAGCGGTGTACATACACGCAGAGTTTGGCAAGTCGTTGTCTGGGCAGCCGGTGTTTAAATCTTTTGATAGAACTAACCACACGTCGAACAGCGACCTGAAGCCTATGTTCAGTGATGCGCCTCTGTTAATAGGTATCGATGCTGGTCTGACGCCCGCCGCTGTAATAGGGCAGGTAATATACGATGGTCGCTTGGTTATTTACGATTCGATAATCTCAGAAGACATGGGGGCCCTAAGGTTCGTACGAGAAAAACTGAAGCCTCTACTGGCTAATAAGTTCCCAGGTAGATCGACGCTAGTTATTATTGACCCGGCTGCGTTCCAGAGAGCACAGACTGATGAGAGGACGGTAGCCGATATATACAGAGCTGAGGGGTTCGCAGTAAAGCCAGCGAAGACTAACTCGGTGGCAGCGAGACTAGCAGCGGTAGAGAAATATATGACTCGGATCGTGGAAGGTAAATATGGGCTTATGATAGACCCAGATTCAGCTCTATCGTTGGTTCAGGCGCTAGCAGGTAAATACAGGTACAAAATCAATACTAAAGGGGTTAAAGACGAGAAACCGGAGAAAAGTCACCCGTGGTCGGACGTAGCTGATGCGTTCCAGTACATGTGTCTACACGCTGATGGCGGAGAGGTTTTTGGTACTTTACACAACCAGGGGACTCGAAGAATTGTAACTCCAGTTTCTTCTGGAGGATGGACATAATATGTTGACATCGACGCGTTCTGATGGTAGCATATTAACATATTATGTTAATACGAGAAAATTATGTCTTTAGGTGCAGCGTTAATACCCGTAGCTAGTGCGTCTGATCTGGAAGAAAGGGCTCGTCTCGAGGCTCAAGACAAGCAGCAGAGTACCCTTTTAGTAGGTTTATCATCCCATACGCGTAAACGTTGGGAGATAATGCGTGACCATAAAGAAAAAGACATTGAACCACGCCTAATAGCTACTGCTCGTGCCCGTAATATGGAGTATTCTCCCGAGAAACTTGCTGAAATTAAGTCGCAAGGCGGCTCAGAGATGTTTATGGGTATCGTATCTACTAAATGTCGTACCGCTACAGCTTGGCTACGAGACACACTACTTGGCACAGGCGATGATAAACCTTGGTCTATCTCAGCAACCCCTATCCCAGAAGTTCCACCAGAATTAATAGACCGCCTACAAGGTATTATGCAGCAGAATTTGCAGGAATACTACGAGATGGGCGGTGACGCTGTTGACGAGGCTACACTTAAGAAGTTTGCTTCTGATATGAAAGACGTAGCTATGCGGGAGATGAAGTTCGACGCGAACAAACGTGTTGACCGCATGGAGCAGAAGATGGAAGACCAACTCTTAGAGGGTGGGTTTATTAAAGCGTTATTTGAATTTACTAACGACGTAGCTACGTACCCGTACGCTGTGTTGAAAGGAC